ACTAATGCATCGCAAATCTTAAGATATACTTCTTCTTTAATGTCAGGATTCTCATCTAATAATTTTTGCCAGTCTTTCGATAAAAATTTATGAGTTTTCCCAGCGTCAGTTACATACGTGTACCACGCACCACCTGCTGATACAAGTTTCTGAGCTTTCATAACCTTTAACCATCCACCATAATCATCAACTCCAGAATCGAAATAAATTTCAAATTCAGCTTTACGTAGTGGAGGGCCCATTCTATTTTTTACAACCTGTGCTTGAGTTTTAATACCTACAGTTTCATCAACTCCATTTACTTTAGCTTTGATTTGACCCATAGATTTCAATCTCAATCTACAACTTGAGTGAAACGCGATAGCTTTACCACCAGAAGTAGTCCAAGGGTCACCAAACATTACACCAAGTTTTTGACGTAACTGATTTGTAAATACTAGAGCTACTCTCTGTCTCCCTACCATCTGTGTAACCTTTCTCATAGCTTTTGATAATACAATAGCTTTGGACGTCGCCCAACCATCTTTACTGTAATCTGCCTCTGCTTCAACAGCAGTAGTAGCTGCAGCTACAGAATCAACAACTATAGAAACTAATCTATCTTTACTTGATTCTCTAACTTTAGTAATAATACTTTCGATTACCTCAAAAATATCCTCTACAGTTTCCAATTGAACATATAGCATATCCTGTACATTAACACCAATACAACGCAAGAACTCTTCATTCATTGCATTTTCTGTATCTATGTATACAGCTAAACCTCCTTTCTTTTGCGTATTAGCTAATAGATGTGCTGCAAGTAATGATTTACCACTACCTTCAAGACCGGTTATTTCAGTAATTCTACCAACTGGTATTCCTCCATTAGGTCTATTCGCAATAGCTAGGTCTAACATTGATGATCCTGTCGATATCCATTCAGTTAAATCTGTTGGAGTATCTTCTGAACCATCAAGGAAATATGCTACTTTATAGTCTTTGAATTTTTTATTAAGG